GTCCCACCGTTCAAGGTGGTGGCAGTCCTATGTTGTCTTGCCCAGGAAAAATCAATGTCGTTACTACTCCCCATCATAAGAGTATATTTCGATATATGGAGAAAGGTGCCTTGAATGTTTATGGTTCCTTTGCTGGTTTTCGTCCTAAACCCAAGAGCAGTGTGTGTGCTACACCACTGCAAAAAGATTTTTTGGATCATTATGAAACTGGTGTTGAGTATGGACAACCAGTTATGTCTGGTTGGGCACCGTGGCGCAACAATGTCATTGAAATGATCAAACCGAATTCTACATACAAACGTTCTACATTGAGCGCGTGTGTGGAAGGGTTCACTCATGATATATTGACTGGTTTACCAAAAGATTGGGAAAAAGAACTTGTTCCTCTTTCCGATTTAGCGGCTGTCAATGGTTTGCCTGGTGTAATTTACATCGACAAACTGGCGACGAACACGTCGATGGGTTTTCCTTGGGCTTGCTCAAAGAAAAAGTATCTCCACTCACACATTGATGAAGTGTATTCAGAGGGAGTGAATTTTGATATCGAAATTTGGGACCGCGTTCGAGAAATTGAACGTAAGTACGCCGAAGGAAGACGTGCTTATCCAGTTTTTACTGGTCACCTCAAAGATGAAGCAATCACTTTTAAGAAGATTGAGATGCAAAAAACTCGAATGTTCACTGGTTCCCCTGTGGATTGGAACATTGTTGTCAGAAAACGTCTATTATCTTTTGTGCGTTTGCTTCAAAAGAACAAGTTTGTCTTTGAAGCAGGTCCTGGAACTGTGGCTCAATCCGCAGAATGGGGAAAGGTCTATGATTACTTGACTGTTTTTGGAACCGATCGTATTGTTGCAGGAGATTATGGTAAATTCGATAAACGAATGTTATCTGATTTCATTTTGGCAGCCTTCGAGATCATTAACAACATTTTGAAAGCCGCAGGTTATTCGGAAAATGACTGTCGAGAGATCATGTGTATTGGAGAAGATATTGCTTTTCCAGTCACCAATGTCAATGGAGATTTGGTTGAATTTTTCGGTACCAATCCATCTGGCCACCCTTTAACAGTGGTAATCAATTCATTGGTTAATTCATTGTATATGCGGTATTGCTTTATGGAAACAAATCCGGATGGTGAAGTTCGAACTTTCAAGGAAAAAGTTCGATTATTTACTTATGGTGATGATAATATCATGGGCGTTCATCGTGCAGCATCATGGTTTAATCATACAGCCATCAAAGAGATTTTAGCTAAAATAGGTGTAGTGTACACTATGGCAGATAAAGAATCTCTTTCCATTCCATTCATATCCATTTTCGATTGTTCTTTTTTGAAACGAAAGTGGGTGTGGATGGAAGACGTTAATAATTGGGTGTGTCCGCTTGAGGAAGCATCAATTATTAAATCACTTACTGTTTGGGTTCCGTCAAAATCAATTGACAAATTCGCCCAAATGGCTAATGTGATTCAAAGTGCAAACAACGAATATTTCTATTACGGTAGAGTGATTTTCGAGCAAAAACGTGCATTGTTTGTGCAGCTGTTGGAACAACATCCATATGCGCATTACGTAACTGAAACGACGTTACCAACTTTTGATCAGTTGGTTGAACGTTTCTTGAGGGCCTAAGGCCCTGGAGCATTAACTTGCTCAAACTGTGTAGAGATTAAGCCTTCTCTGCACTTTTACAAATGGTTTTCTTTGTTTTATAATATGTTTAGTGAATGTGTTATTGCGTTGACCTTGAGTAACGCACGAAGTGATCGGTGTCCGAAAATTGCCGATCATTTTAGTATGAAGAATTTTCAAATTCAGTCAGAAGATATTCCCGATTCTGGGGGTTCTTCTGCCACATCAAGTGAAGTTTTGACTTTTGTCGATAACGCAGCTGATGTGAATGATGTGGGTTATACACGTAATCCCATCGCCTCGCTTAGCGCGACGAGCAACACTTCCTTAGGGAAGTTTTTGTCGCGCCCAACTATCATTGATAGTCGTACCTGGTCTACTTCAGATTTGCCTGGCTATTCTGGTGTCAATATTGAGCCTTGGGCTCTATTCTTGAACAACGCTGTTATCAAGAATAAACTTTCGAACTACGCTTTTATGCGTGCTAAATTATGTTTGAAAGTTATTATTAATGCCACACCATTCCATTTTGGATGTATGCGTGTTGCATATGAACCGAATGTCAATGTAGCTGGAACTGGTTTTAACAGGACGAAAATTCTTACATCTTCGGGTCTAGATGTCATTCCACTTAGTCAGTTACCTGGCGTTTGGTTGTATCCGGCCGATAATGCGGGTGGTGACCTTCATTTACCTTTTTTTAAGGTGAATAATTGGTTGGCATTGAATAGGCTTGCCGATGCGAAATCTATGGGAATTTTGAGGTTTTATATTTATGCCCCATTGGGTGTTGCTAGTTCATCTGGTTCGCCCACCTTAACCATTGATACTTTTGCTTGGTTAGAAGAAGTTGAATTGAGTGGTTCTACCGCTGAACTTGTCTTGCAATCTGGAGATAAGTATGATGGACCAGTTTCAAGTGTGGCTTCTGCGATAGCTTCAATGTCTTCAAATTTTGAGGAATTGCCTATTATAGGTAAGTTTGCGAGAGCTACAACTATTGGAGCCGGAGCAGTTGCTGGAATTGCAAGTTTGTTTGGTTTTACCAACACACCAGTCATCAAAGATGTTCCTGCGCGAATTCCAATGCCTGGGCCTCATATTTCATCGAGTGAAATAGGAGCACCTATCCAGAAATTGACTTTAGATCCTAAACAGGAACTATCTATTGATCCTACGCTACATGGTTTAGATTCAACAGATGAAATGTCAATTCGGTATATTGCGTCCAAAAAATCATTGTTATCCAATGCTGTTTCTTGGTCCACTACCGATATTGTTGGTAAGGTACTCTTCAATGCAAATGTTTCTCCGATGCTTTTCGGTGCTAATTATTTGCTTGATGCGGGCTTTGTTCTTCAGTCTACACAAGTTTACCACACACCCATGTCTTATGTGGGTATGATGTTCACACATTGGCGTGGTGATATTGTGTTTGATTTTGATGTTGTTTGCACAAAATTTCACAAAGGTCGTCTCAAAATTACATGGGATCCTTTGGGAACTTCTGGTGCAACTGCTCTACCTGAAAATGTGGTTTTTACCACTATTTTGGATATTGGTGAGAACAACAAGGCTTCATTGCGTGTACCTTTTCATCAAGCATATGCTTGGTTGAGAACACGAGGCATTTCACGCATCAATTATACAACTGGTGCGGCTTTGCCTGTTAATGAAGCCTATGACAATGGTTTGTTGAGTGTCACAGTGTTGACACCTTTGATGTCACCAGTAGCTCCACAAGATTTGAAATTCTTGATCTCTGTTTCGGCAGGTGATAATTTTGAATTGTGTAATCCTGCAAGTCATCTCGGAGAGAGTAGTACCACGCCACCACCTTCTTTTTTCACTGTTCAATCAGCTGATAAAGTTGATACTACTGTTTCTACAGTAGAATTTGGTGATACTGGTGCCAAACATCCTCATCGTTATGCTTTGAATTTTGGAGAACAAGTGGTGTCTTTGCGTACTCTTTTGCATAGAATGTCAATTTATGACACTTCCCAAGCGTATGGTAGTTCAGCAACAAAATATGCTGTTTTTGTAAAATCTTTGTCTCGACTTCCACCTAGTTTTGGATATGATCCAATTGGATTGTCTTCAGCCAACAAAATTCGAAGTCCTCCAGGAACTTACTCATTCAATTACACTCCTACTCATCCTATCACTTATGTGACTGCGATGTATGGAGGTTTTCGTGGGGGTGTCAATTATTCTGCCAATATTGGTTCAGATTTGACTCCTTATCTGGGAGATGTTCGTGTCAATAGAATCACTGACACCACATTTCCTACTCAACGCAGAGGCGGTGTTTTTGCCACTTTGAATAGTACTGCAACATCTAGTAATGCAACTAGATTCATCAATATGTCCAATGAGTTGAATCCAGGATGTGCTGGAGCAGCTTTTACGAATACTCAGACGAATGCAGC